AGAATATCAAGATGAACTTAGCAGAGCAAACCTCGGGAATGATGGAAGATCAGTCGCTACAGGCTACTGAGTCTCTGCGCGCTGACGTGGAGAGCACCAACTTGATGAAAAAGTTCAAGAAGGAGCAACTCGAAGAATTAGCGGAACAAGTTTCATCTGGTTTTGAGCATGATTTAAATAGCCGGAAAGAATGGGAAAAGGCAGCCAAGGAATGGACTGATCTAGCGCTCCAAGTGCGCCAAGATAAAATGTATCCATGGCCTGGTGCCGCCAACGTGAAATATCCCTTGCTGTCCACAGCAGCAATGCAATTCAATGCGAGGGCATATCCGTCACTTATTCCTTCTGACGGTAACGTCGTCAAGACGATTGTAATCGGTAGTGATCCTACTGGAGAGAAGAAGACCCGAGCAGATCGCGTTAGCAAGTACATGTCTTACCAAATCCTGAAAGAAATGGATGGGTGGGAAGAGGACATGGACAAGCTGCTGATTATGCTTCCTATCGTTGGTATGGCCTTCAAGAAGACATATTTCAATCCTGTCGTCAAGAAAAACGTATCAGAACTGATTTTACCCAAGAACCTAGTGGTAAACTACTGGGCTAAGACACTGGAAGATGCCGAGCGGATTTCTGAGATTATCATGATGCCACAGCGCACCGTTGTATCTCGGCAAATGTCTGGTATTTTTGACAAGAATGTCGAACTTGGCGAGCCCCAGGCGCAAGTTGAAAAGACAGTAAACTTCGTAACTCGCCAAGATGAGACTCTCCCATACTTCATTGTGGAGCAGCACTGCTACTTCGACAAAGATGGAGATGGCTATTCAGAGCCCTATGTTGTAACCTTTGAGCGCTACACCAAGAAGATTCTTCGTGTGGTCGCCCGCTTTGACGAGGAAGGAATCTCAGTCGATGAGAATGGGAAGCTTCAAGAAATTCGTCCTATCCAGTATTACACCAAATATGGCTTTATTCCTAATCCTGATGGCTCTTTCTACGATGTTGGTTTCGGTGTTCTACTTGGCCCACTTAATGAGTCAGTAAACACTCTAATCAACCAGCTACTTGACTCTGGTCACTTGTATAACCTACAGGCTGGTTTCTTGGGCAAGGGTTTGAAGATGAAGGCCGGTGAGCAGGCATTCAAGCCTGGCGAATGGAAGACACTAAACGGCGCCATTGGTGACGACCTGAAGAAGCAGATTCTTCCGCTTCCGGTCAAGGAGCCGTCCAATGTGTTGTTCCAGCTAATGGGCACACTAATCACTTCCGGTAAGGAACTGGCCTCGGTAGCAGAGATTTTCACCGGCAAAATGCCTGGGCAAAATACCCCAGCTACGACCACAATGGCTACTGTTGAACAGGGAATGAAGGTTTTTACTGCTGTCTATAAGCGTATCTACCGTTCTCTATCAGCAGAATTTAAGAAGTTGTACACACTTAATCGTGTATATAGTGATCCAGAAACGTACACAACCGTGCTGGACTCGCCGATCGGGCCGCACGACTTTGACCAAAAATCCTACGACGTATGTCCAGGTGCTGATCCTAACGCACTAAGCCAGTCTGAACGGCTAATGAAGGCGCAGGGGCTACTAGAGTTGCTACCAATTGGTATTCTTGATCCTGTCAAGGTTATCGAGCGTGTCCTGGAAGCCCAGGAACAGCCAAACTGGCAAGAACTTCTAACGCCTCAAGTACGCGAGACTGGGCAATTCCAGCCGCCGCCTGATCCTAAGCTGCAAGAAATGCAGATGAAGGGCCAACTGGAGCAGCAGAAGATTGGGATGAAAGCTCAGGAAACCCAGCAGAAAATGGAACTTGAGTCTCGTGACCGCCAACAACAGATGATCATGAAACAACAGGAGCATGCCCAAGACATGCAACATAAACAGCAAATGGCCCAACTAGATGCGGCAGAAAAAGTTCATATGCAACGTATCTTCTCCGCAGAAGCGCAGGCCAAAGCTGTACAAGGGCTGACTCAGAAAGAGCAGCAGCATCAGCAGACTATGCAGCAAACTAAGGAGAAAGCATCATTACAAAAGAGCAATGGAAGCTCTGGCAAGAAGACCGCTGCACCAAAGAAATCTTAGGTGCGTGGCAAGCAAGAGCAGGTGAGCTAGCAGAATATCTAGTCACCAACGCGGGCAAAGAGCCGCTAGAAGATCGTTTCAAAGTAGGCTACATAACAGCCGTAAACGATTTTGTTAAAATGGAGATAATTGAAGAGGAGTCTTCAGACATTGAGTGATACAATCAAAGTACTAATGCACAGAGTTGCCGTCCGCCCCATGAGCATTGACGACTGGGATGAAGGACGCAGGCAGGCAAAAGCAATCGGCCTGGCGCTACCTTCCGTAGAAACACTTGGTGGAGACAAGAATCGCTTGTCGTTAAGTGTGGATATTGGAGAGGTTACGCAGATTGGCCCCACCGCTTACCATGACTTCAAGATCGACAGCCCAATCAAAGTTGGCGATATTGTGGCCTATGTCAAAAGCGCGGGTAAAATGCTAAAGAATCCATTCACTAATGAAGAGGTTCTCTGCCTAAATGATGAAGATATCGTAGCAACAATGTCAAAGGACTAATATGGATGAGAATCTGAATACTGAACAATCTGAACAAAAAGAACAACCAGCGGTTGATCCGTTTACCGAACGGGCAATGGAGCTTGGTTGGCGTCCACAAGAAGAGTGGACAGGCGCACCAGAGGACTTTATTGATGCAAAAGAGTTTGTCAGACGACAGCCTCTATTTGAAAAGATTGACCATCAATCAAAGGAATTACGGGCGCTAAAACAAGCCTTCGACGCGTTTAAAACGCATCACTCCAAGGTCAAGGAAGCTGAATACAATCGTGCTCTAGCGGCTCTGAAAGCTGAAAAGCGCCGCGCACTATCAGACGGTGAGACTGAGCGTGCTCTTGTCATTGAAGACAAAATGGAAGAAATCCAAGAGCAAAAAACACAGTTTGAGCAAGAAGCAGCTTCTGTCCCCGAAACCGACGCAGCCACGCTGCGACCGGAATTTGTTCGGTGGACACAGGAGAATACTTGGTATAACTCTGATCGGGCCATGACGGCCTATGCCGACAAGCTTGGTATCGAACTTCGTAATGAAGGGTACAGCCCTCCAGAAATCCTAGAACGGGTTTCACGCGAAGTCAAGAAAGAGTTTGCCCATAAGTTCAAGAATCCAGCGCGTGAGCGTGCCGGTTCTGTCGAGGGTGGTTCACGTATGCAAAGCAACGCGGAACCTGAGTTTAAAATGTCAGACGACGAGCGTCGTATCATGAATCGGATGTTGGCTGCTGGTAATCTTGGTATCACCAAAGAGCAGTACATTGCCGAACTCAAGAGTATGAAAGAACGGGGTTAATCATGGCTAGAGAAACAGCAACTCGTATCGAACGTCCGAAGCGGACACCAATCAATGGTAGAAACATTCTTACAGTTAGCGGGAAAGACCCTGCATACGTCTACCGTATTGTGAATGATGTGGGAGATCGCATCGAGATGTTCAAGGGAGCAGGCTATGAGTTAGTTGACGACGCCGAGGTACAAGTTGGCGACCGTCGAGTAAACAAAGCTTCTGCTCAAGGCTCAAAAGCACAAGTCACTGTTGATGGTATTGGCACAAAAGCCTTTGTGATGCGTATTCCTAAAGAATGGTATCATGAAGACCAGCAGGCCAAACAGAAACAAGTTGATGAGCTTGAGAGCACCATCAAAAAGGAAGCTCTCTCTAAAAATGATCTTCGTGACGGTAAACTCGAAATTACCCGCGAATAAGTGATTTTTAGGGGAGCCTATCTAGGAGTTTTATAATGGCATCTGTTCTAAAGGGCTTTCGCCCCGTAAAACATATGAATGGTTCCCCATTCAACGGCCAGGTTAACCGCTACATGATTAGTGCGTCTGACTCGCAGACTACTAACGTCGGTGATTTGGTCCAACTGTCTGATAATGACGCACTGGTGGACACTGTTGGTTTTGGTGTTTATCCTGCTGTGGAGCGCATCGGCTCTGGCACTGCTGTGCCAATTGTCGGTGTGATTGTTGGCTTTGAAGTTGATTACGCAGACCTAAATACTGCTAGTCGGTATCGTGCTGCTTCGACTCGGCGTGTTGCATTAGTAGCTGATTCGCCCGACCTGATTCTTGCCTGCCCGCAAGATGGCGGCGGTGGTGTGGTTGCTGCTGCTTCTGTCGGCCTGAACGTAGCGATTAACCTAGGCACTGCGGCTACTGCTGCACCTTGGGCGTCCGATATGTCTGTGGACAGTTCTACTGTTGCAACGACTGCAACGCTTCCGCTACAGATTATGGGCGTGACTGTAGCGCCTGATAATGACGTAACTTCAACTGCCCGTCCGGCTGAACTGCTTGTTCGCATCAATACGCATGCGTTCAATGCTGCTGGCCTTGCTGGTGTATAAGGAGTAGATTATGTCTATTATCACAAGTGGAAGTTTTGCAAAAGCCCTATGGCCTGGCGTCAATGCTTGGTATGGAAAGGCTTATTCTGAGTACCCAGTTGAGTACACGAAGCTGTTCGAGACGTTTAAATCAAGCCGCGCGTTTGAAGAGGATGTCGGTGTTTCCAGCTTTGGCCTAGCGGTCGTCAAGCCGGAAGGCGCACCGATCAGCTACGATTCGGAGCGTCAAGCTTACATCACGCGCTACTCACATGTGGTGTACGCCCTCGGTTTCATGATCACTCGTGAAATCATGGATGACGATCTGTATGATGTGGTTGGTCAGCGGAAGGCACAAGGTCTTGCATTCTCAATGCGTCAAACCAAAGAGATTGTTGCGGCTAACGTGTACAACCGTGCGTTCAACTCCAGCTACACTGGCGGTGATGCTAAGGAACTATGCGCAACGGACCATCCGTTGTTTGCTGGTGGCACGTTTGCA